CCCCCCCCCATAAAATCAAAGAGCGACATTTGAGCCTTTTCCTGCTCAAGCCTCTTGTTTGAGAGGTCATAATAATATTTGTCTAACTCGAACCCCACATATTGAAATCCCATCTTGTGACAGGCGATGAGGCTCGATGCGCTCCCGACATGTGTATCAAGAATCTTGTCTCCCTCTTTTGCAAATATCCTCAAGAGCCACATGTATAATTCAACTGGTTTCTGTGTGGCATGAATCCGGCAGTCATCCTTTGCATATTTCCGGAATATCTTTGCGGTCATATCAAAATCCGTCCACGCATATTCACACATCGCAAAAGTCACGTTTTCAGACTTATCCGGTTTATCCCATATGACAAAACATTTCGCCGGAGGGAGGTCAAAATAGTTCCCGCCCCATATGATTGAATGTTTCGCCACTCTGAATAGTTCCTCGAAATACTCCGGAGGCGGGGCGACTTTATCCCAATACGCTTTCGGATAATCACTTTTCTTTGTGCCATGCCTCCGCCCCATGTTATTTTTTACTTTGATTCCATAGGGCGGGTCTACAATGGCAAGGTCAAAATATTTGTCCGGGAACTGTTTCATCCCGTCCATGCAGTCACAATAAATATAAGCGTTCTTAAAATTCTCTAAATCCATTTTCGTTCCACTTATATCAATCACTTTCATCCTCCAAAAATTTCCACTTAAATCCATTAGCGATTTTTAAAAATCCATGACAACATTTTGAAATACTTGTATAATGAGTTCCTGTTTGTTCTGATGCTTTTCTTGCTGATTCCCATACTTTTATAAAAGTGTCGTTCCTGCTCATTTGAACAACAGGTTTACTCCTGTCAATCTGTGCAAAATGAGTTTTTGCATGAATACTTCTTGTTGTTATTTCTAAATTGTCAATACGATTATTTCTTTTGTTTCCATCAATATGATGAACTATTTCATCTTCCGAAAGTTCTCTCCCGACTGCTTTCTCTATAACAACCCTATGTTCTCTTCTGTTTTTTCCGTTAATATAAGACATTTTATAATCCATACTTTCGCAATAACTCCCTATTTACATCCTCTCTGATTTGTTATTGTTGGCGGTTCTCTCTGTCTGTTCAAACCGCTCACCTCTATCCCGGCGATGTCTACCGTGTTTTGATTTTTCACCTTAAAAAATCAAGAAAAACCTGTCATCCGACTATGAACTCTCTAGCATGGTTCACCCGCTGCCATGTTTCCCACGGTATCACTGACTTTGTCTCTCGGCTTGCCATCGTCAGAATGTCCGGTCGCCATCCGGTCATTGACGGGGCGACTGCTGCCCCGTTTCGGCATATTATCAATATTTTTAAATCTGTTTTAGCTCGTTAATCTTGTGCTTTATTTGACCACAAATATAAAACTAAGTTGTAGATTCTCTTTAAGGTTTTTTCAGATTGAATCTTGTCCACCAATTCATGGATTGCATCTCTATATCTCATGTCATTTCCTCCTCATTTTTACTTCTCGCATTTGTTGTAAGATTCCCACTCCTGTTTTACCTTGTTAAATATATATAATTTTCGCTTTGGTTCTTCATCTTCCCCACTTTCAAACTGAACTGTCAAACCTCCACTTTCGTACTCGTTTCCATGTGTATGTACTGGTGAGAAATTCATATATATCGCCTCTACACCCTCTAATTCCTCAAGGAACTCCGCAGCTTTTTCCATTAAATATTTCATCTTGATTCCTCCGCTATGACCTTAGTTACAAGTCATTTCACGCAAATCAGATATATTATGTGTTTTTCGTTCCCCTCGCTGATTCAACCATTTTGCACGTTCCTCTTGTTTGCCTGCTGCTTTCCCCTCCATATACGCAGATATAACCATGATAACCATTGATTTACCCTCGTTGTCGCCGATACTCATAAACTGCTCTGCCATACTCTCAATAACTTTCTTTTTTTCACCTCTTGTCATACGTTCCGCCTCCTCTGATTCGTTCTATTTCTTTTCCAATATCCTTTCCGGAATAATCTGCAAGCAATTTTTCCGATATATGATAAGTCCATATTGAGGACATTTTTATCGCCGTTCCGATTGGTAGCTTGCCCTGCTGCATTGCTATCCGTACAAATTGCGGTGATACATTCAAAATCATCGCAGCCTCGGTCGGCAATATTCTCCCGATTTCCACCGTCACCGCCTCCTTTTGCTTGTCCTGTTGCCCCTCCTGCCATATAATAAATGTGCGACCATCTTATAAATGACAGGAGGTGAACATCATGGAAGATTTAACAAAAGACCAACAGTTTTTTCTTGTTGCTTTATACAAGGAATATATTTCACGTCAATCTACACTCGACCCCGTTTCCGCAAACTATTTTTCTGATTCAGATTCTTTGATTCCTTTGCTTGGTGTCGATTTTTCATCTGAATACGTTGGAGACATATGTCTTGCATTACTTGATAAAGGCTATATCTCCGGATATAAGGATGAAGATTCTGTTAGTGAATTAGGACTTTCCGACAAAACAATCATCTATATGGAAAACCGATTCAAAAACAATTTGAAATCTATTCTTGATTTTGTGGCAAAATTTAAACCGTTCTAGTCTTGAGACTGCGTCAATTCTTTAGACGCAGTCTCTTTTTCCCAAAAATCTGCTTGTGGTATGTGTTGGAGCATCTTTTGAAAATTCTTTGCATGTCTAATATCTTTTGTATACTTGCAAGCTGTTTCATAATTTCCTATTGTCTTATAACAATTTCTTTTCCTACATTCTTTTTTTTCGCCATCGCATAGATAATGTACCCTCGACTTACTATCTCCCACCTTTTTCACCTCCTTCCTGTTGTCTATGGTTACATTATAATTTCCATTGGTCACTTTGTCAATTATTTTTTGTTTCCTTTGGTAACTTTTTCATTGATTTTCATTTCCATTCGTGTTATGCTTTAGAGAACGAGGAGGTGAAAGCGATGACGCAAGGTGAACGAATTAAAGAAATTAGAAAAACACTCGGTCTCACATTAGAAAAATTCGGCGAAAAACTCGGTGTAACAAAAACCGCTATATCAAGAATCGAAAAGGGAGAACGTGGTCTCACTGAACAAATGACGAAATCCATTTGTCGGGAATTTAATGTTGATTACATATGGTTGACAACCGAACAGGGCAAAATGTTTGTTGAGAATGACAATGAATTTCGCAAAAAAATAGACCGCATTATGACAAGTGAAGATGATACCCGGAAAATTCTTTTTAAATCTTTGGTTGATGCAAGTGATAATGATATTGCTGCAATTAAGCAATTCATAAAAAATACTGCATCACTTTTTGACGATAAAAAGGAAAAGACTGACAGCCTTTCCGACTGACAGTCTCATTCCGTAGTGTAAAGATACAAGACAAGTTCATATATCCTCTTGAGGATTTTTTCACTATGTATCTTTCCGACTATTTCGATGATAGCCTCTTTGTAATTCAAGGGAAACACCACCTCCCTTTCCGATACACATTGTATCACAGATTTCCATGATTGTGGAAATCCCCCGCCACTTTTCCATGATTATGGAAATCGTCTCTCCTGCTGCCGACATCCGGCGGGCGATGTGGTACAATTATTTGTATTCGGATTCAAACAGGTCGGTGATTTTGACATCAAGTGCAATCGCTATCATTTCAAGCTGAAATAATGTCGGCGACACCTTACCGTTTTCGATGTTGTTGAGCGTACTCTTTCCGATTCCGGATTTTTCCGCCAACTTCATCAATGTGAACCCCTTTGAGGTTCTCATTTCCCATAAAAGAACTTTCATCCTGCTCGCCTCCTTTAACAAGGAAGTTTACAGGTGACAAAATTCTTTCACAGAAAGAGAGGTGTTTCATATAGCACACATTATTGATAAAAATGCACTAATTCAACATAAAGAAAAAGCTTTGAAAACATTTGGCAAATATATAGACACTCTGATTTCCTCCGAAAATTTTATGCAACAAGGAAAAGCCGATAAACTCTCTTACTGGATGGAGGACTGGACAACCTTTCTCTCATTTGAACCGCATTTTAATCCGTCAAGTCTTAGGAGATACAAAAGAGGAGAAATTGTAAAAGTTCATCTCGGATTCAACGTAGGTAGTGAGGAGGGCGGATTGCATTATGCGGTTGTTGTTGACAAATCCAACTCTATCAATTCGCCCGTTGTAACTGTTGTCCCGCTTACATCAGTCAAACCACATACCAATATAAAAAGATTGCATAGAGGCAACGTATTTCTTGGGAACGAACTTTTTATACATTTGAGTTCTAAAATTTCTACTTTAGACCGTAGAATTGAGGAGGACATCGCCGAAATACAAAAAGCGGTTCCCGATTTTAAAACCGCTTTGTTGTCATCTGACAACGAACTCCGCCCAACACTTGAGCGGTTTGAACGTTTCCAAAAAGAACACGAATTACTACAAAGGACACGAAAAGAGTTCTCAAGGATGAAAACCGGAAGTATTGCTTTGGTCAATCAAATCCGGACAATCAGTAAAATCCGAATTTATGACCCAAAAACAAATTATGATGTATTAAGCGGTGTTAAACTGTCAAATGAAAAATTAGACTTAATTGATAATGAAATTATTTCACTGTATACAGGACAATGAATAATTTTCTTGACAAAATCATAGAATGAGGTATAATGATTTCTATAAAAACACAGCCCTTTACGGGCAGTATATAAGACACAGCCCTTTACGGGCAGAAATCATTTAGACCTCATAGCAATATGAGGTCTTTTTGTACATAAAAAGCGACCACTGCGCCAACAGTGACCGCCTTTGTGAAACTCCTATCTCATGCCCCGCAAAAAGCACTCGACAGAATGATTCCGACATAACCATTCTATCATAAAACCGTGCTTTTTGCACTGGTTTTATTTTTTATACTCATTTTTAGGATGGTGAAAATTTATGAAATTACCGAATGGTTTCGGGTCTGTGTTCAAGCTGTCCGGGAATCGTCGCAACCCTTATGTTGCAAGAAAGACGCAAGGTTGGGAAATCAACCCGGAGACAGGCAAATCCAAACAATTATATACTGTTATCGGATATTACCCGACCCGCAAGGATGCATTGAACGCCCTTGCGGAGTTCAATACAAATCCTTATGATGTGAACGCTGCAAAAGTTACGTTTGAGGATGTATATGAGCGTTGGAGTGATGAACACTTTCCGACCGTCTCTCACTCAAATGTTCAAGGCTACAAGGCAGCGTGGGCGTTATGTGGGAAAATCGCCCGGATGCGCTTTGTCGATGTAAAATTAGACCACCTGCAGATGATTGTTGATGAATCCGGCAAAAATTATCCTACCTTGAGGAAATTGAAAACGCTCCTCGGTCTGATATATAAATACGCCATTATTCACGAAATCATCCCAAAAGAACGGAACATGATTGAATATCTGAATATTAAAAACGCCGGGAATCCCAACGCCTACGACCGAAAACCTTTCACCAAAACAGAGGTCAAGCGTGTTTGGGATGCACATGAATCAAATATATATTACACTGTCATCCTCATGTTGATATATTCCGGATGCCGTATCTCGGAACTGCTCAACCTAAAGAAAGAACATGTCAACCTTG